TTCCCCGGTGGCCGAAATTGGACCCATATCATCTGAGTCCTGACCCAACGTAATCATCTGAAGAATCTCTCGGAACTGTTTGGTTCTCGATTCATCTCCCGGAATCTTCAGGTCTGGTAAACCGCTCAGACGCTGTAACATATGTGAGTTTTCGGGGCTGTACAACACAGCGTTGATTTCGTCAGAATTGAGTTTCATCAACTCCATAATGATATCACGCTGCTGGCCCCAACTCATTGGTAACTGATTGCCGGCGCTCGGTTCAACGTGTCCGATTCGACCCTGCTGCGCATCCGCTTGAATCGTTAAGTTAAGAAACTCACCCGGTCCGATTTGTGCGGTGTACCGTTCATCTTCTAGTAAGGAGTCAACGTAGATAGGTACGCACTTGCTCATCACCTTTGCATACCATCGCGTTGATGCCTTGTGGATTAGACTAAGCCTTTGAAGGGCCTGCTGTCTTGAGGCCGAGTATTCAGCGTAAGTCTTTGACCCACCCTGCATCGTTCCGCCGTAGATACTAGGGAACGCACCAACTAACAGCTGCATGTACTGCTGATTCTTGGAATCGAACTTATCGATTTCCTGACTCATTGTTGCAGTACGTGTTGTAAAGAACCCTTCTCCCATCGCCCTGCCAGCTAACGCTTTTGCCTGCGTTACCATTCCGGGCTTACGCCGTGTCTTTGAGTACTGGTCGAAGTCCAGCACCTGTGGGTCTGCGAAGGTTTCAGGAATTGCCTGACCCATCGTATCCACAGTTAAGTTGACGATATCATTCTGAACTTCCTGCGGGTCAAACAACGGCTGACCAATAGGATTCATGTGCAGATGTGAGCTTACCGGTGATTCCCAGATAGTCCACACATCGTCAAGCTTTTCGTTCCTAACTTCAACGACTTCATCACCGACTACTTCTGCGTACAAGCCGTCGGGGAATTGTGCTTTGAGTTCGTTCCCAATTTCCACACTCTCGTAGTAATAAGCACATGGTCGAAGCCAGATACACTGAGTAGTGATGCGATTAGCGTCGTCGCTTTCATACCCTTGTGGGTCACGGGAATAACGTTCATACGAACTCGCGTCCGTCCGCCCGTCAATATTTCTCCCGGTTCGCGCTCGGGCCTCGGTGATGTGCTCATCGAATTCTAGGATTAAGTAAGGTGTATCCTTTTGCGTACGCGCGTATGGTGACACCTTTACGTGGTCTACGCCATACACCTTAATCTTAATTCGACTCTTTGGTGTGTCTTCCATGCCCGCGAAGACAGATACCTTTTCCTCAGTTTCTACCTTCTTGATGTTTGGTGAAGAGCATTCGGGACAAACTTCAGCATCTTCTGAGACTGAAGCATCACACCGCTGGCACTTCCACTCGATGTGCTTTTCGGTCTGGTCCTTATACTTTGGCGTCGCGACGGTGCCGTATTCCTTATCCTCATCGAGGTAATGATAGGCGGCGACTAACGGGGACACCCACGCGAGATACACCGCATATGAATAAAGAAGTTCGACATCGTTGTGACGCTGAATCAATAAAGCTGCGGCGCTATAATTCTTCGCGGTGTCGATGTCGTTTGCATTCTTTGCATCATCGGGCAGGAAGTTTACGCCTGGAACTTCGATGGTGAGTGCTGCAATAACTGCTTCACCATGTGCTCGATAGACATTATAAACGCGATTCTGGTCGTCTTCGTCGGATTCGTAATCTGGGGATTCGTGGAATGCACGGTAGTCATGCGCAAGGTTCCCATAGTACAATCTCTGATATCCCCGAAAGAAATACTCACCCTTCTTCTTCAGGAGCAGATGGTCATCACGAATCGTTTCGTGTTCACGCTCGAATCCTCGGGAGATGTTGAGGATATGGCTACCGAGTTCTTCGCTCACTTCATCCTTAACATCTTCCCGAGAATCTGAGGCCATGAGCTTTAGTCCTTCTTCTTGTCATCCTTAACAACAACGACGGGCGTCTGCGTTGCAACCGGTGGTGCCTTTGCAACGGGAACCTTCTTCGTTGAATCTGCTGCTGGCTCGCCGCCCTGAACCGGAGGAACGACGTTTCCGGAATCATCAACCTTTGGCTGACCCGTTCCGGTACGCGTTACCTGCAATTCATTCGCTTCGGATTCTTCTGCCAGCCGTGCAAGTTCCGCTTCGATTTCTTCTGGCGTAGCCTGCTGTTCAGCAGAAAGCTTTGCAACGTCGTGCAGAGTAGCGCCCCAATTGTATCCGGGGAATTCGGTGGTCTTGAGAAGCTCACCAAACTCAGTGGCTACCTCAGGATAGAATTCCTCAAACCACTTGACTTGCATATCCTTGAACACTGACGGCTCAGCCTTTGCTACCCTAAGTGCCACGCCAGCCTTTACTGCAACTTCCTGGCGACGGTTCTCCATCGCACAAATGTCATTTACATCGTACATGTTAGGCTCCCTTTGTAAACACGCCGGGCTTACGTAATGATTTCTTGGACGCTCGCCCAAGAATCGATTCAACAGGCATCTTGAGTTTGCCTAACTCCTTCGATGCTGCTGCTGTCATCTTTCCTTTGGTAGCTTTCTGCGCATCGCGGGTCGCTTTCTTCGCGCGCTTCACAGGCTTACCATTAGGACGATTATCCACCTGCTGTTTCATTACGTGCGTCCTTTGCACGAGCCTCATCGAGTTGCATTAACTCGGCCGCTCTTTGCTCCTGACGAGCAACGTGTTCTAGCCATCTTTGCTTGCTAGCATCTTCCAAGCGTTTACGTTCCACTGCCTCTTTGTTTACTGGTGGCTCTAAGGTGTGTGGACCGCGCATCGACATATCAACTGGTGGTGTATTTGGAAACATAATGCGCTCGGATAACTCAGCGTATCGTTCCCGCTCTCGATTTAGTTCAGCTTCGAGGTAGCTGACCTGCCTTGTTAAGTATTCCTCTAGTTCAGTGAACTTAGGCGGAACGAATACCGCTCGGAGGAATCTTAACGTAGCCCACCAGATTTGGTTCATTTTATCGTCGCCTCGGCCTGACCGAGAAATAATTCCGTGCCATGGTTGCCGTTTCCTTAGCTGTGAGATAGAAACCAGTTAGGTCGCCGCGTTTCTGACCTAACTGATACATGTTCTCCATCTTTGCTAAGTGCTCGAATCTGCGTGAGGCTCGAAACGATGTATCCTTGTAACGGGCGCACGCTTGCAACACGTAACGGATACCATCGTATGGGTCATCACCTTCGAATTCCTTAACATCCTCAGGATTCTCAGGGTCGTATACGCAGTTCGGTATTGCATCAATCACAGCTTGACAGTTCTCGAATATCTGAAGTTTGGGAAGATTGTGTTCTTCCGGCTCCTCCTCAAATGATTTCAGGTATTCGGTGTAGTGATATTGTCCTGCGTTTCGGAGAATCTTTTGGGCAAGTGCCGTATCAAAAACTCCCGCAATATCTTTTGTTCTCGGCTTCGGTGTCCATCTAAGATAATCGTGGAGAAGTAGCTTTCCCCCAATTCGGTCGTTAATCGCCCGCTCAGGAACATAGCCTGAGTATTGGGTGAACTGCTGGTCGATAGTTTCAATTCCACGATTCTGCCATGCCGAAGGGTCGAGGGAGACGGATTCAAGATTGTCGTCGGCAGATAATCTCTTAAAGTCACTCGCCCACTCCGCAATCATCTTCCGCTTTTGGAAATATTCCCGGTAAAGATAAACTCTTCCATCGGGAGCAATTGCTGCCCATCCAATCCACACGTGGGCTGCAAATCCCCAATCGATAGCTGCAACTCTGGGCCACCAAACAGGAATAGCGAAAGGTTCGATGACGTGCCGTGCGTTAATAGGTTCGTCGGGAAGAGGCTCCAGTCTGAAACTAAAGACCTGTCCTTCGAATGTATACCAGTCGCCATACTTTTTAGCCCTGCGTTCGGCTTCTGTAGGAAGCATCTCCAACTTGTGTACGTAAGTTGGGTCGTTCTCTAACAGATGCTTGTTATCTTCAACTCTTGCTGGTAGATAGAACCGTTTTAATCCGGTCTTCTTATCTACCAGTACCTTCATTCCCTCTCGGGCGGGGTCAACGAAACGATTTCTAACCCAAGTATGTCCAACATTTCCCGGATTCGAGCCTGCTCTGGTAATGGCAGGGAGTTGACTTGTTGAACTCCGTACCCGACTGGCAACGAGATAGAGATATTGATATTGCGTGAAATGGGTAAGCTCATCCCATCCCACATAGTTATACTCAACTCCATCATACTTGGTAATGTCTTTTTCGTGTTCGGCATGACCGAATGCTTGATACCCGCCGTTAGGAAAAGTCCATCGTTTCTTCTGTTCGTTATACCGTGCGCCTGTGGATTCATACCACGGCTTTGAACGGATGATG